GTTATATTTTTTCAATTGTTATCTGTTTTAGCAATTATACAAGATAAATATCCAGCTTTTCGACATAACGATCTTAAAGCAAACAATGTTCTTTTACATAAAACAAATATTGTAAAACCAATAAGACAATATTATATAAATAACACGATATATGGAGTACCAAATATTGGTTATGAAATTAAATTATGGGATTTTGATTTTGCATCGATAGATGGATTAATTGAAAATGCTAAAGTTGAAGCAGAATGGACTTCAACTATGTGCAACGTTACTTCAAAGAAAAATTTATATTATGACATGCATTATTTTTTTAATTCTCTAATTAAAAAAGGATTTTTTCCTCAATTAATGAAAGAAGATTTTATTGGACAAGAAATTAAAGATTTTATTAATCGCATTGTACCAAAGAAATATCAAGATGGAAAATATGTTCATCGTAAAGGAAGAATTGCGGTTGATGTTGAATATTTAACGCCAGATCAAGTTTTAAAAACAGATATATTCTTTAAAGAATTTCGTGATATTGGTATGGAAATACAAGAAGCACAACGCAACACTTATCAAGGACGAAACAAGGAGGAACGATTGCAACGACAAGACAAGGGGAACAAAGCGACCTTTATCGAGGAGGAGAGATTGCAACGACGAGATAAGGAGGAACGATTGCGACGACGAGACCAGAATAAAACTAAAACAAAGAAATCACGTGATAGTGCAAAAATTAAAGATAGTTCAGTCAAAGATAACAAATATGTAAAACAAATATTAAGTATTTTATTAAACGATGATATAATTAACAACAAGGAATTATTCAATAGCGAATTATCAAGAATTAAATAATAAGAAATTTATTTATTTGTAAATAAATTTCTACTACAAAATAAGAAAATTCAATTTATTATATAAATTATTAATATAATAATGGATATTGATTTTGATAACATTGATACACGTATTAATATATTATTTAATTTTGCGTATAATAAAAAAGAAGACGAATTTGTATACACATTTAGAAGATCCAACCTAAATAAAATCAATATAATTGATATCAAAATGACAGATGATTATAAATGGAACAAATTATTAAAAGGAATGAAATTTATTAAACAAATAGGTGATAAATATATATATAAACGATACTCAGAATCATCATATCCGACTCACATAGAAGTTGGTTTTCATCAAGAAAATCATAATAGTTTTGATAACCCAATAAATATACATCGTTATTTGGCATATATCTTAAGTGAATTTGCGGCGTTATACAAGTTTAGAATGATTATATTTCCAATTTTAAACTTTGATGTATCATACCACAAAATTAAAGATACACCAATTGGAAAAACTATTACAGAAAGTCAAAATAAAAGAGATATGGTATATTTCAATGTATCTGAACATTTTTTTAAAATAAATACTTTAACTGATCATATTAAACGTAACGAAATTAATAATACAAATCTGGTCAATATATTAGCACAAGTTTTATATATATTGCACAAAATTCAAGAAGAATATCCGACTTTCAGACATAACAATTTAACAACGAATCATATATATGTTTGTTATAAAGAGAACAGCAATACAAAGGAAAGATTTACTAATAACAATAAGATTATGGAGTTAGATATATCGGCGATAGAGTGTAAAATATATGATTTTTATAACGGTAGTATTCGCAATGTTATTGGAAAGCCTAATTTAGATAACAAATTTTACGATATTCACACATTTTTGCAATCTTTATATATATTATTAAAAGATACATCTAAATTAACACCTGAATATAACGATTTTTATAGTTCTATAATTCCTGAACAATATAGAAGTAATAAATTAAATGAAACTGAATATATTAAAAATCATGATATAATGACTCCAAACGAAATATTATTTAAAAATAATTTCTTTGTAAAGCTTATAATAGAATCAAATATGTCAGATTCATCTGAAGAATACAAAATGCCTCGTGAATCATCTGTTATAGAAAGCGATATGTTTTCTAGACATGTTCGAATAGCTAGAGTTGCTAGCGGAACAAGACGTCTTAATAATCCTCGCAGTCATGAATTAGAAGGTGGTGGAAAACATAGACACAAAAAAGCAAAGCAATTAGAAAGCGAAACTATTGGTCGTGTTTCCGAATTATCAGTTACCCCGGCTTCAGTTCATAGAGATACTTCTGTAGATTATATGAAAATGTTAAATAAAGCTCTTAGCGAAAAAAATTTTAAAGTTAATGATGACGACGATGAGGTTGATGATGATGAAGCTGGATTTAAGCGACCAAAAGCCCCAAAAATTGATCTACCAGATGGAGTTGTTCCATCCGATATGTTAGATGCTTTACCGAATCCCGATTCAATCACAAATAAGCTACCATCAGAGGGCGTATTACTTCCGCCAGGAATAACAACAATGCCAGTTCCATTATCGGGTGCATTACCAATGAGTTCAATCACACAAATGACGCCACAACAAATGGGATATCCATATCCTCCTTATATGATGGGTCAACCAAACACGGATGGAACGGTTATATCGTCTAATTTCGAAGGTCCTGCAGTAATCGGTGCACAAAATACATTACCAATTGAAAATATGGCAAATGTTAATACTGCCATGGATATGCTATTAATGAAAGCATCTGAACCAGGAAGTGCTAACCAACAAATGCCACCTTATGGAATGCCAATGGTACACAACTTATATGGACCTCCTGGCTTAAATTATTCGATGTCTCCAATGAATATACAAGGCTTAACTGGAGGTTCAAAAAAAAAAGAAGATTAGTAAATAAACATAATATATCAGGAGGACATAAAGAAATTCCAATGTATGTTGATGTAAAAAATGATCCATCATCTAAAACTCATGAAACAAAAGAAATAAAACGTGTAGAATATGAAGAAAAAACCGCAAAAACCATACCTCAATATAATCCACAAACTAAACCTACTGGTGACACACAAAGAACAACTGTTGAAGTGAATGAAGAACGTTTTAAAGAACATTATCCGAAACAATATCGTGAAATGCAACAAGCCAAAAAAGAACATAAATTAGATCAGCAAACTACAGCACACAAACCGCCGAATTTTGAAGAACCTCCTATTGCTAACATGGCTATATTAAATAATAAAGGTCCACCAACAAATACATATATGGATTTTAGAGTATATAATCCATTTCCCCAAGAACAACCAGCTAAAGAATCCGATTTAAACAAATATCCAATGAAATATTTTATGCCGATTCCTCAATATAGCCCATTCTTTCCGTATTATGCTCCCAATCAAAATGCGGAGTTTCCAGTAATTAAAAACTATTCAATATATGCAGATGGTCCAACAGCAAACCATGAAAAATTAAAACGAATATATCACGATGTTATTCCGTCTAAACAATTATCAAATACATCGACTACTATATCTGAACGTATGGATATGATGGGTTTTGTTAGAACGGCATTAGTGCGTCGCCATGATGGAGAAGACATTGATTTAACAGGCAAACAAAATACAACTTTATTAAGTTATCTTAAATTTTTAGATCTTAATCCATACAATCCCAGCCATTTTTCTAATAGTCCATATGAAGGTTTACCAGATGGTATGCTTATATATCGTTCTTGTTATCCAGTTCGATATGATTCTGGACGCGGCGGAACAACTTGTGCTCACAATTCTATTGGTATGAACGTAAGATTATATAAATTAAATCAAGATGAATACAATGTATATAAAGAAGATGTTGAATTATCGTTGTTAAAATATAATGTTTGGAGAGAACTAATATTTTACGAATATATTAGAGAGAATATAATACGTAAATTTAAATGTCCAAACTTTGTTATGTTATTAGCATACTTTGTAAGCGAACATTCAGGTATAGATTTCGCTAAAGTAAACAATCTACGTAATCCATCTTCTGTATCACAACGTGCAACTGATCGCCCTAAAGTGTTAGCTACAATGGCAGGATTATTAACAGGAAATACAGATTTCGGTGATGTATTATATGATGATTTATTACAAAAACAACAACTTGAGCAAGATGCAGGTATAACAAAACCATTACTTCGATCTGATAAAGCTTTAGTATGTATAACAGAATCACCAACATATAGTTTAGCTGGATGGGCTACTCGTACATATAAAGGATTAGGAACTGTAAAACAGATGACAAATACAGGATATCATTCAGACCAAGTCTGGAAATCAATTTTGTTCCAAATGTTTGTTGGATTGTATGTATTAGAAATTCATCAAATATTCCCAACTCAATTGTCCATCGAAAATAACGTTTATATTAAAGATATTTCATTAAACGAACATATGACTACATATTGGAAATATATAATAAATGGTTTAGAATATTATGTTCCAAACTATGGATATCAAGTATTAATTGACACAAACTATGCAGACATTGCAACTACAGATACGTTTAAAATAGAATCTAATAACAATAACGATAAGAATATACATTCTAGATTAATAGCAAGAATTAAAGAAAACTTTGGTAGCAATATGTTCGGTTCATCATTTATTGCTGAAGGTGGTGCACGTCCAAATACCAATATAATTGAATTAATATCGTCTATTAACAAATCAATTAATACTACATTAAAATCAATATTTATTAATGAATTTTCTGATTATCTACATAATCGCATCGGAACATTTGTTAGAGAATCAGAGAAGTCATCTCTAAGTAAAGAACCAATTACGTCTCCAAATGTTTTACATGTACAGACATTTTATATATATAATAATGGATCGTCTAAATTAAAATTTGTATATTATGTTAAACAAGATGTTAATCAATATATATTTTTAACTACAGACGATTCTGCAACTGGAATACCAAGTAAAATAAAATTAAAACAATTAGAACTAGGTTATATATATGAATATTTCGGAGGAAATGTAAGCCAAGATTTTAAACCAAATAAATCAAATCTAAATGACGAAGATTTGTTAGAAACATATACTCTAAATTATAACGATAGCGGAATAGTTGAAATTTTAAAATCAATAGCTCCAAAAAGTGGTGGATCAACAATAATAACTGGTGGCGATGAAAAAGAACCAGAACCAGAACCAGAACCAGTACCAGAACCAGCACCAGAACCAGCACCAGAACCAGCACCAGAACCAGCACCAGAACCAGCTCCAGAACCATCACCAGAACTAGCACCAGATACACAACCTGAATATGATGGATTAAATTTAATATAATTAATTATTTAATTAATTATTTCATAGTTTTAACTAATTGTATAATGTTAACGACAAGATATCTACACTCGTTAAACGTTGTATAATCTGATAATGATATACGAATTATTTTTGAACGATAATCTTTAGTTATACCTACTGCATCTAATACATGAGATGATTCGCTACTAGTTTGACAAGCAGAACCCATACTAACACATATATTTTGTTTACCCAATTGTTCTACAAATTTTCTATTACATGTTTGTAAATCATTTAATATAACAAAAATGGTATTTGGTAACATATATTTGTCGTCTGATTTAATAACTTGTATATTAATATATGTTTTCATATTTTCGATTATCCAGTTTTTTAATTTAGCGACAAACATATTTTTATCTGTTCGATCTGTATGTGCGATTTCAAGTGCCTTTGTCATTCCAGCTATAAAAGCCACATTTTCTGTTCCTGGACGTACTCCGTCTTCTTGTTTGCCACCTATAAATAAACCAGTTAATTTTTTATTTCCACTGTGTACTATGCATCCAATACCTTTTGGTGCATGAAATTTATGTCCAGAAAATACGAAAGCATCAACATTGAGGTGCAGTATATCTATCTTAAATTTACCAATTGCTTGTGTACCATCACAATGAAAATATATATTATATTTTCTTGCAATTTGTCCAATTGCTTCTATATCTTGAACAGACCCAATTTCGTTATTTGCGAACATTACACTCATGAGAACAACTGGATAACGTGCCGATTTTATCGCCGTTTCTATATGACTTGTTTTTACCCTAGCATATTCTGGATCTGTTTTATCTACGCATGGCATTACATATATAACATTAATTCCTTTTTCTTCTAGTCGTTTATATATATTTATAACACTGGGATGTTCAAAAGTAGTAGTTAATATACTAAAACGTGTATCTTCTTGACTTTTGAGTATACTGTTAATAATAAGATTATTACTCTCAGTTGCACAAGATGTAAATATAACGTTCTCTGGATTACAATTAGTATCTTTAGCAATAATTTCTCGACATTGTTCTATTTTATTAAATGATTGTTTACCTAATTGATGCAATATATTTGATGGATTTCCGCAACTGATCCATTCATTTATTTCATCTTTTACACTATTGTCATAAACTAATGTTGTAGCATTGTTGTCAAAATAATATATATCTTTACAGTCATTTTTAATAGACATTATATTAATATTTATTTAGATAATATCTTTTAACACCATAACATCAAATATAAATATTTTGAATATTCTTAGTTATAATTTATTATTTTTATTATATAAATCAATAATATAATGAGTTATTCACCATATGCTGACTTTACCAGTTCTCCTCCTTTTTTCCACGGGGGTATTAATACAAAAAATATATACGATGAAGGACAAGGAGTTGCACCTCCCGACAAACATAATTTAACAATAAATGATTTATATAGAACTCCTTTTTTACTTACATCTTCCCATAATACAAATTTTCGAGATATGGCTCAAACTGCACTTAAAGGCGTGCAAGCTAATAGCGATTTATCTAGAATGTATTTTTCCGATAAAAATATGCGTAGATTACAACATATGATTAAAAAAGAAATCTACAATAGAACAAATGGAAATTTTCGTTTAGATGTTGATCAAGATGAACAAAAACTATTTATAGTTATGAGAGCCGTTTATTTGGAACATGCGAGATTCTTACCAGGAATAGAACAAGAGCAAATAATGAAATTAAACAATAAAGTTGTTTGGGAAGTTGTCCCAGGAATGATAACTGAACTACGCCAATATTATGGATATCTTAAAGATATAAATCAACCACGTGATATATTACCAAATCCAATAAATGTTAATGGAGCAGGAAGAAATCAACTACCATCTATAACAACTACTTGGTCGTAATAATTATTTTATTATTAATTTATCTTTTGATGAATTAATATTATTCTAACAATTGATTTACAGGAAAAGGCCAGTTATTGGTTTTTCTCCGATGCGTGGTTTGGCATAGATATATACGATACCACGAGTACGCTTAGCGGTTTCGAATGAATCATATAATCTGCCACCGCCGACGGCACCAACTGCAACAAACGGATCTGGTGTTACAAACGTGTCGCTTCCTGGAGGATCGCGAATACGCATTCCAGCACGGCGAGGATTGTATTTAACAAAAGGAGAATCCTTGTTTCCCTTTAAGCAAACAAACGCAGATGTTCCAATGATTATATCATTAAGATCCTCTTGGATTTCTGATGCAACGAATGAACGAAGTTCATAATTATCATTGCCAACAGTTAAAAATGCTGGTGCTTCGACTGGGTTAGTATTAAGACGTTGGAATCCACCCATTGTAGCAGGAAGAGAGTCGAAAGCAAATGGTTGTTTTCTTTGTTCGTGAGTTACGTGGACTGTAGTATGTTTACGGTTAACGTGGAATACAAGAATATCGCGAGTAGATATTACTTGTTGTTTCTTTGGTACGAGTGTTTTGTTTTCTACATACCATTGTTGTTGGTCAAGAGATTTCTTAAAATCTACAGGAATGATCGCATCAGAATTAGTTGGAGCTGGACGTACAGTAATTATTGGTAAATATGTAACATTGGAAACACCAGCAGTTCCAATGCTAGCACCAACTGCTAAAGTATATAATGGTGTAGTTTGAACCATGGTTGGTCGCATTGAAAACGCAGACATAAGACGTCTCATTACTGTACCTTCATCACGAATAAAAGCAAGATCTGGAGAATCATAAATATTATTCTTGCATTCGTCAAGAGCAGTCATAAATTCAGAGAATTGAGGTCCGAAATATTTTCCTTGACGAAGATTATATACACAGTCCCATAAACGAGTTTGGAGAATAGCACGATTGCGGAGATCCATAAGAGGACTCTTGGTCGAGCAAGACGCATCATTTGGGTCCCAAATGATATCCCACAGTAATTCAAAGTCTGGTTTTGGGATAATTGGATTACCCTCGTGTTTGCTCTTGATAATGTTTGATATATTAGCCATCAACATATGTTCATCGAACAAAGCAATCTTCGGAATAAACATCGCAATTAGAAGGGGATGGATGTGTTGGAATCTATTGTGAAGTTTATCATCATATTCACCTATAAGAGCCGTTATGTCGCTATCTTCATATGTTAAACTTTGAATAATAACATTGTTGTGTAATTCTTTGCTAGCGGCATGAAGGCGTAATATATCTTGTAATATGTTGGCTTCACCCTCTTTAACTAAAAGCTTCTCAGAACCCGAGGCTCCTGGTCCATGTCCAAGCAAACGGCTCATTGCAGTGCTAGGAAGCGAAAATTTGTCTTTAAGAGGTGATTCCTCGCTCATTGATAAACGAATAAACATTTGGAATTCATCATCCGTTAGCTTGTATTTAGCTTGGTGTTTCTTAGCTTTTTCCATAATTTTACCAAGCGGTAGATTTAATTTAGAATATCTCTCTAAAATAAGTTGTTTAAATTTTCGGGCCTTCTTCCTAATTAAATCTGATCGTTCTTTGTATGCAGCAAAAATTGCGTTTACTACACGATCATCACCGTATTTTTGGCGAAGTTTTGAAATAACAGCATAATCTGTTATATCATGACGCATAAATTCGCCAATTGCTTTTTCTGCACGTTTATCAGTTGGTGTAGCACCACGACCTCTGGCACTCTTACGAGGAGAAAACGGACTAGACATTCTGTATATAAATTACAAAATATTTTATTTTTCAATAACTACACAATAATTATATCATAAATTATCCTATATATATGTTATTTTTCATTAACTAAATAATTGTATAATTATTTAGTCACTCGGTGATTCAGAATTATTTAGAGACATACTTAACGATTTTTTTTGTTTGTTAGTTATACTGGAACGCGTGTTTTCAATTTTATCTAACTTTATAATTGCCTCTATATGAGTGCTCTTAACTGTTGTTAGTTTATTGTCGTCTAAAATATTTTTAACACATTTATCTATATCTCCTTCTTTAAAATACTTTGACATTATATTGCTCATATAAATAAAATCAATTGTTTCAAATGTTGGAAGTAATTCTTTAGCCACATTAAAATTACTATGTTTATTACTGCTTTTTATAGACGTTTTGCTAAAATCAATCATTTTACCATATTCGTTGGCTAGCTTTGAAATATTTTCATTTGTCATTTTTCCTTTTGATAAATAATATGATGGATAAACACATGCAAAAAAACCGTATACATCACGCAATGAATAATTTTGTTCACCATGTATATTATTTTCAATAATATCACCAATTGATAAAGATTCAGATATATCTTTTATTAATTGATTTTTATCATGTCCTTTGGAAAAATTAGATTTGTTTATTTTCTTAATATATTGTTGATGCATCTGTAAAGGAAGTTTTACTGTTTCATATTCAAAAGTTTCTAGTGTATCGCTAATCGATTCATAATTATGTAACAATTTAATTGCAGATGAACGTAGATATTTATCTTTATCTTTTACTTTATAAAATTCTATTACATTGCATATATCCTCTATGTTAATGACCTGAATATGCGATATTGAATTTATTAATGATAACATCCGAGTTATATCAGATTGACTATATTCTAAAATTTTGTTTATAACATCTTCATTTTTAACTTTTATTTTTATCTTACGTAATTCTTTTATTAAAATTTTTCTCATTTCGGCATATCTCGGATAATAAAACATAATTGTATCAGCTTTTTTGCTTATTTCGTTTAATAGTTTATTATGTTGTTTGTTTGATATAATAATAATTGGAAATTTCTTTAATATATCATTTTTCTTTTGTAGATCAGATATAATCAACTTTTCAGTCGACGAATTTATTGATTCAATTTTATCAATAATTAAAATACATTTCTTTGATATGTTATTAAGTATCATACTTATGCTCTGGCTATTTATTTTATTAATTAATTCTCTAGCATTATTCAGTTCTTTTAAATTATAAGACGTAATATATTTAATATCAAAACCTTTATTATTTAGTATAACATCTAATGTAAAACTTTTTCCTACTCCATGATTTCCCATAACAATTAAGCATGATTTATTTTTAGTTGTGTTAAAATCATCTAGCCATTTTATTATGGAATTTACAGCAGTTATATTACATGTTAAATCTTCTATTTTATATTCTGACATATATCATATATTCAACATTAATCTATATATCATATAGATTAAACAAAAATCAATTTTTTAATTTATATTTATTAATTCGGAAAAATAGATTCATCATCGTTGCTATCAGATATCTCGTTTATATAATCTTTATATTGTTCATCATCTGATATATCGCTTTGTTCATTTGTATTTAATAATTTCGTAAAAAAATCCATATTTAAATTATGTGTAGTATGAATTAAATGAACTTTATCACACGACGGATTAATACATATATTATTTAAATTATTAATACATACAACACAATTTTTATTTATTGCTCCGTTTTTGCAGTTATATCCACCCACACATTTATTATTTTCACAGTTTGAACATACTTTTGTTAGTTGTATTATATTTTCTAACAACTTGTTATCTTCATGTATATTAATATTATCTACATTTTTATTTGTAATAATATCATATGCTCGTTTTCTATCTTTGTCGATTATTTGATCTTCAATACTATGTGCAAATTTGCAATTATGTTTATATTTACAACTACCATGAGATATAATATTTTTACATAACATAGTTTTATTTTGTACGGTCGCTGTTATTTGGATATAATTATTTGAAATGTTTTTATTTATTATTTTAATTAGTTCGTCATTTATTTTATTTAAATTCTTTTGCTCTATTGGTTGTTCTACTTTTATCGTTGAAATATTGTTCTTTTTCTCTTTTTTTATAACTTCATCATTTTCATCAAGTAATAAACTAAATGGATTACTCATTAATATATAATATATAATGTTATTATATACTATTTTATAAGTTATGAATAACGATTATAATTTATTATTTGGTGGAGATAGGGATTATAAAAAATATATTAAAAATATAAAATTTATGAATGGCGACGTAAAGTTTAATAAAGATAATACAGTTATTATTTCTAATAAAGATGGACGATCAGTAAAAGCCGAATACAAATTAATTGGTATATATGATATGGTTAGTTCAGTATTTTATTGGGGATATTGTTTAAATGTTAATCGCACAAAAACCAATTTCTTAAAAAAAATAATAGATTATCCAAATGAAATTATGAAAAAAAATGAGGTGAGTAATTTAGATGATGCACATTATTATTATACCAAAAATCCTCTGTTTATATTAGATCATAAAAAGTTAGAAGATGTTATCAAGTTAGCATTATATATAACCAATTATGATAAATATACTTTAATAAATATTGATGAACGTCGTATAGAATGTTTAGCTATTGACAATATATTACAAAATAAATAATATGAAAGTTGTATATATAAATGAATGTATTTGTAGATAATAATATACAATATAAATTTGAAAGTTTTTGGCGTAGTTCAAAAAGTAGCAAAGAAGTTGATAATAATAAAATGCAATTGCCATGGCCTAAACCAAATATTGTATGGGGTGAGAGACAATTATTTATAGATAAATTATTAGAAGTAGAACAACATTTAGAGAAACAAAATGCATATCATAAATATAAACCAGATGATATAAAACAATGTCATCTATGTGATAAAATAATGACAAGGGGATATTATGAAATAAATAACGATCGCTGGGAAGATGGTTTAAAACATTACATTAGTGCACATAACACAAAACCAACACAAGAATTTATAGATATAATTTTTAGATTTACTCCAGAATATGTCAAAAATATATCTCGAACAATCGTTAATTTAAATGGTAAAAAGTTTATACGAAGAGATAAAACATTTGTTAAACTTGATATAAATCAAATAAATATATTAGATGCGTTAATGAAGCATGGCAGCTATTCTAAACGTTATGTTGATAAAAATAATAAAACAATTTATCGATATTCTGAACATGTGGGATTATTAGATTTTAACAACAATAAACTAGAAAAAATAATTATATCGGGCAATACAACTCGTGTAGATTTAACAGACGATGAAATTTTTCAACCTAAAAACTTAGAAGGATCTGAAGATTTCGAATATACATTTCATACTCATCCAGCCACTCCATATCCAGGAAGTAGGGCAAAAGACGGTATATTATACGAGTTTCCAAGTATAGGTGATATGTTTCATTTTTATGATCATTATAATCGAGGTATTACACAGGGTTCTATTATAATAACCCCAGAGGGAATGTATAATATACGAAAAAATTTAATCAATGATGAGAAAATATTTATTAACGAAAATAACTTTTATAAACATTTTAACAAAACAATTCGTACACTCGAAGTTGAAGCAATCGACAAATATGGAACAAAAATAAAAAGCGATATATTCTATTCTGATATTGCTCAAAATATGCATTATATTGACGAACTTAACAACATGCTTAAAATATATGATTTACATATTGATTTTTTTTCAAGAATAAAAGATGAGAAAGGACGTTGGGTAATAGACAGTGTACATTTACCAGTTTATTCTACTGAACCAGTGTAAATATAATTAATATTAATTATATTAAATTAACGCTTTAATCGATTTAATAGTTATTATATGAAAAAAAGATTAAATTAGATGCATTTTCTTTGTTTAATATATTAAATGTAGAAATTGATGAAGTTTAAAAAATAAGTTTCCTTTGTCTTGTCGCTATCGCTCCTCCTCAATAAAAATATCTTTACACCCTTGTATCATGGAAAATTTGCTGAAGATATATAACAGTTAATATTGATATAAATAAATCTTATCTAATGATCATTTAATTTTATTATTACATAATGAAATCAAAAATAAAATATAAAACTATTATATATATAATGTTTGGTTTAGATCTTGATGAACAATGTTTAGACGATATAGTAATCGTAATTTTAGTGTTATATATAGCATTCTTAATTTTCAAACCAAAACTTGATACTTTCTTGGCAGTTGCTCCATCTGGAGTATTAAAAGATAAAAGTGAAGGTCCTGTATATGGTGCTAATGGTACGTTGATTATGGATGGTGCAAGTTTAAAAGCAGGAGGATTTGAAGACGGAACGGCAGGATTCGTAAACGGTGAAGTTGCAGATACATATTATTTCCTTGACGATGGAAATGGAGGTAAAACTACACTTCTTAATAATATAACAAGCCCAGCGTGTTGTTCTCCTCAATATCCAACACCATTTAAGACGAACGATCCGTATGTATGCTCGGCGGATACTGAGTTCGTTCCAACTAACTATTTCGGCAATACCGCATTTAGTGGTGCTGGCTGTATATGTGCCACACAATCACAAGTAACATCAATGGCTCGAAGATATGGCAATTCAACCCCCCATTTTTAATAAAATATTATGTCTATAAAAATAAGTAAATTTATTATTTATATAAATAATAAAATGATTATATATGATTATTCTGTTAGAGTAATAGTAATTGTATATTTATCAACTGTTATATTTTCTGATGCAATGATCCAACCGCTATAATTTGTAGTATTATAAAATTTATTGTTCGTTGCATCTTCTAGCCTATTCAAATGTTTCTTGATTATATCCATCATATATTCCGAATCAGATTGATAATAAACGTTGATTTTTTGCCAAACTTTCAATCCGCTTCTTTTGCGTAGATCTTGAATGGCTCGATTAAATAAACGTTCTAAATGAATTTCTTTTACTTCAATCGTAATATCGTTATCAACTATTACTAGAACCCCATCTTCGTAAGTTGATTGTATATCTGTACAATCGGATAAAATAGGATATACATTGAGTTCATTTCGTTCAAATATAATTTCTGTATTATTTACAACAATACCCAGTTTTTGTATTTTGCCAATATAATATTTTCGTAAAATATCTGAGTTAAATTCGGCAAGCTTACTTTTAACTTTCTCATAATATTTCCCTGCCTTTTTCTTTAGTTGGGACTGAGAATCTAATACAAACTTATAGTTATAGTTGTTTCTAAACTCAATATTCAAACAGTTTAATTCGTCATAAATATATTGTTTTACTTCTGTTAAATCTTCTAAATATTTCACATCTGAAGTAGATATAATAACTCGACAAATTGGAATTTTGTTGCTACCAGCAGAACGTTTACTACGCAAACGCCGAACGATCTTACTAATGCTCTGTAAACGATGCATTTTTGTTAAAATATTTGTGTTTTCACCGAACTGTTCTGGTTTTGGGTATACACATAAATGAACGCTTTCTTTTGTTTCATCTGGAATATATGGAACTAATTTACAATACAACTCTTCTGACAAAAACGGAGCAAATGGTGCAATAATTTTAGTAAATGCATTTAATACGGTACACGCGGTATCAAGTGCATTTTTTTGTGATTTAATTCCAAATTTATTTTTGAACCGTTCACGGTTAAATTTAATATACCAATTTGTTAAATTTTCAATATAATCTAACAACAAATACAATACTTTACTTAGTTGATATTCATTCATTAGCCCGTTAATATTTTTTATTAATTGTCCTGTTTGATTCATAATCCAGATATCCATTATATTAGATAGATCTTTAGGAAACTCATATTGATAGTTTGTATACATGTGTACATGTTCAACTACGAACTTATAACAATTAATACATTGAATATATGAACGAGATATTTTTTTAATATCATCTTCATTAAACATTAATGGTTCTGCTTTAACCGCTGGTGATGATAACAAATATAAACGAACTGCATCAGCCGAATATTTGTTAATGACTTCAATTGGATTAACAAAGTTTCCGTATCGTTTACTCATTTTCTTACCATCTTTATCTAATATTAATCCTGTACATAAAACAGTTTTAAACGCTGGTTTGTTAAACAAAGCAGTTGATAGAACAAGCAACGTGTAAAACCATCCTCGTGTTTGATCAAGTCCCTCACAAATAAAATCGTATAAATATTCTCGATTGTCAAAAATATGAGTATTTTCAAATGGATAATGATTTTGTCCCATCGGAACAGCACCACTTTCGAACCAACAATCGAATACATCAGATACTCTATGTAAAACCCCTTTGCCCATTTGAGATGGAATCGTTAAATTATCGACAAACTCTCGATGTATATCGTCAAATTTCTCAATGCCTGTTAATTCGCTTAATTCTTGAAGAGAACCGACACAAATAAGCTCTTCTCCGTCGTNAGATGCCCATACAGGTATTGGTGTTCCAAAATAACGAGATCTAGAAACACCCCAATCACGAATATTGTTTAACCATTCTCCAAAACGGTTTTTTCCAACTGTTTCGGGAACCCAATTAATTTTATTGTTGTTTGCAATTAGTTGATCTTTAATTTTTGTAACTGCAACAAAAAAACTTGAAACTGCTTTATAAATTAACGGTGTATCCGATCTCCAACAAAACGGATAACTGTGAGTAAACTCTTCGGTTTTAATAATAAGTTTGTTAGTTTTCAAATATTTAATTATATCTAGATTCGCATCAAACACATATATACCAGAATAATCTTTAATAATATCTGTATATTTACCTTGGTCGTCAACTGGGCAAACTTCGCCTACTTTAACGCTGTCTATAATATTATTTTTAACACACACTTGAAAATCGTCTTCTCCAAAACCTGGTGCAATATGTACAATACCAGTTCCTACGCTTCCCGAAATATCAACAAACGTGTCACAAATAACACGGAAACAGCCACGTTTTCGATAATTTTCATAATAACTAAACGGTTGTGTATATTCCGTGTCTTTTAATTCTAACCCCATATATGTGTTTATTATTTTATATTCTCCTTCTTTAAATAGTTTAATTTCTGATCCTTCAACGATAATATATTTATTTCCTAATTTATCAATAAGTTCTATGTATTTTCCTTGAGGATGAACACANAACATTAAATGAGCTGGCAGNGTCCACGGTGTNGTAGTCCACGCAATGAAACTAGTATTTTCTTTGTTGATAATCGGAAACTTGACATATATAGCTTTATCTTTCTTATCTGCATAACATTGACCTGCTTCAAAGTTTGAGAGCGGAGTACTACAAGCCGTCGAATANGGCATAATGCGATAACCTCGATATACGAGATTTTTCTCCCATAATTGTTTAAACACGTGCCAAACCGATTCCATAAACGGAGTATCCATTGTTTTGTATGCGGTATCAAAATCCGCCCATCTTCCGATACTATCATATACAGGTTTCCACGCAGTCGAATATTCATTAATCATCTTTTTACATTCGGCGTTATACTTATCGATACCAAATTTCTCNATATCTTGGTTAGATGAAAGATTTAACCTTTTGTTTACAGCCATCTCGCTNGGTAAACCGTGACAATCAAAACCAAGACGATATTGTGTATTAAATTCGTTCATTGATTTGTATAGCAAAATTGTGCTTTTTGCATCACCAACAAGAATGTGCCCCATATGAAGAGAATCACTACTTACAAACGGCGGTCCATCCATAAAATAAAACTTTTCATCATTTTTGTGAACATTATAAACTTTTGCTGGAATTTGATGAGTTTTCCAAAATTCTGCAATCTTTTGTTCGTAATCCATGTTGAATATAAACATAATAAAATATATTATTTAAGGGACTATTATTTCAATTTTTATTGCGTTAAAATTCAATATAAATAATATATTCAATATAATATATGTCTGGACTATACGAACGTAATATAGCTGAAATTAAAATTGAATATACATCGTTTTTAGTTAGTATACTAACACCTTTAATTTATGAGGGTATTAAATCATTATATAACTATTCAGTCGAAGCAGATAAAAAAATCAAAGAACGAAAAGATGGTGATACAAAATATGAATCAGTCGGAGTAATGAAAATTTTTACCGTCATGTTAAAGCAAGTTCCTGCGTTAAGCAATACAGAAATTGAGAAGGAATATGAACGAATTAAACGAGATAGTAAATGTTATGATTGGTTTGATGATCTAGTTAGATCAGTAGTTAAGAGCAATATTATTTTGTTAACATGTGGAGGTAAAACATTAGAAGGAAATTATCAAAAATATCACGAAGAAATAGATGTTAAAAACTTTATACATAATTGTTATATTGAATGTGCTAGAGTAATTTATAATAATCCTGAATTGTTCTATAACGAAGGAAGTCCAATGGAATTAAAACGAAATCAACGTGAAGCTCTAGAACTTATAAAATCTTCTATCACAGAAGCTATACGTAGAAGGTTACCTATGAAAATGATTTTAATAGAATATCTTCAAAATGATTACGTTGCTGATGATAATAAAGCAATGTTTCCAGATGCTGGCAAAGCTAGATATGAAAACGTAAAAGCAATGATACAAAAAGAAAAAGAGATAGAAGCATTACCAATAATCGAAAAAGAAGAAAGATTAGCCAAAGTTAGCGATATTGGACATGATTTAAGTGAAAAATCGGCGGAATCTGAAAAATTAGAACCTATTAATGATAAAACCGATACATCTGTTGAGCATGTTAATTTAGGATTAAATAATCCGAACAAACTAGATGGTGGAGTACACACTGTTAAATCAGAAGCCAAACATATACCCGTTGAAATTACTCCTAGTAAACAAAAAATAGAAGATATATTAAGACAGAAAGCATTTAATTCTAAACCGAATACATCTGACGGAATTCGGATGTTAAATTTAAGCAAAAACAGAGCAACTGATATATCAGATCGAAGCAACTTTATGGCTAAACTACGAAAAGTATAAATAATATATAATAAAATTATTATATATTAACTAAAATTAGTAATGATCATCTTATTAATTGAAGTTGATCCAATTAATGCTTTTGGAGGATCAAGCATGCGAGATTTATATAATATGGCAAATCATTTGTATAAAATTAAAAAGAAGGATGAAATTAGAGCAATATATGTATATCATTTATCTATTCCCCCTATATATAGATTTCCTCCAAATACAATATTTTGCAAAGAAAATTATAAAATCGGCTTTACACAAATCGTATCAAAAGTTCAATCTGGAGAAACTTTATTTTGTATGTTTTCAAGTTATAAATATCAAACACTAAATGAAACAAAAAAAAGCAACACTCAAGAACAAAACGAACGAAGAAAGAACAAAGCAAATTGCAATAAAATATTCGACGAATTAAAACAAATTTTAATACATAATTTGCCAGAAACATGCTATTTTATTGGATTAGTCGATACTTGTTATTCTTGCTCTATGTACGATCTAGAAATGAACTGGAATATTACTCATTGGGATATTATAAATAATGATGATGTAAGCACATGTAGAGCTATATCTCTAGGAGCTTATTTAGATAATCAATTCTCTAGTTGTGACATTAATTTTGGTGGATCTATGACAGTTCATCTAATTGATAACGATTTAATCAAATGTTTGTTTTCAAACTCACATAATGAACTACGACGTATGTATACTATGTTATTAACTATATTCGAAGACTTGAAACAGATTCCGAGCTTACAACAGTAAATAAAAATTTATAATTTTTATTTAATGGTGCACGTTTTATAAATATTACAAAGTAATATTTATAAACCGTACAAGCAAACTTTGCATATGTCAGTCATTTAGAAAAGTAATATATATTATGCTTAATTAAATAATTTATAAATCTATAATATATATATAACGATGGATAAATTGAAAGAACCTATTATTTTTGGATTATTAATAGGAACAATTGCATATGGTTATTTATATTACGAACGTGAAAAAAAAACAGATCCATATGAAAAATCAAAACCAATTAATTTAACAATTCCTATTGTTGTCGCATTAATCGGATGGGTTATAATGTCAAATGGTAAAGGAGCATGTCCTAAAAAACAAAAAAGATTAGGAGCTGTAATAATTCATTCAGATGAACTAAGTCCCTTTAGTGCTAGAATGCCTATGGCAAAAATGCCACGCCCAGACGTTTTTATGGATATTGCTAAATTTCCGTTTTAATAAAATTTAGCAATAATCTTGAACGTTTTATAAATATTACAAAGTAATATTTATAAAACATGCAACAATAATAAAAATTAAAGATTTTTATTATTGTTGAACAAAGTAAGTACAATTGTAAAAATTTATATATATAGATATATAAATGAGTGATGATGAGATTATAATTGTTGAATCAAATACTGTTAATATTAATGATATTAAAATTAACGATAATATTATAATAATATGTGATAATGATAATTCAGACAAGGGGAGCAAAGCTACCCTTGTCCAGAGTTTAGTTTATAATTACATGTATTTTTTCTTTAATATTTATAGGAATGACAAAAAAAATAATTACAACAATGGATGAAGGAGGAATACCAATAAATGCATTACATTTAGATAAATTAGTAGAAGATCCATCTATATGTTTAATAGCTCAACGCGGATCTGGTAAAAGCTGGATATGTAGAAACATACTAGAACAATTTAGAAAATTGCCAGCTGGAATCGTTATATGTCCAACCGAAAAAATGAACCACTTTTATCGTGATACTTGTGGTGTTCCAGAAACATATATATATGATAAGTATACGCCTGAATTAATGGCTAAAATATTGCAACATCAGATTCAAATTCTCGCAAAGTCTGAGAATAAAAAGAAAAAGGGAAAAAGAATAGATACTCGTATTTGGATAGTCATGGATGATTGTTTAGGTTCATCTAAACAATGGAAAAATGATACTAATCTTAGAGAAATATTGTTCAACGGTAGACATTACCATATATCATATATTATAACTTTACAAGACCCTATTGGTATAGGTCCAGAAATCCGCAATAACTTTGATTATATATTCTTATTAAACGACAAAAAGAAAAACAATTTACAACGCATTTATAACAACTATACTAATCCATTTCCAGAGTTCAACGATTTTCGCGAAGTATTTGAACAGTTAACTCAAGATCACAATTGTATGGTGTTAACAGCCGCCAGATCTTCATTAAATGGAAGTAACAATATATTAGATTCGGTATTTTGGTATAAAGCATACGAAATTAAAATTGATAAAATAGGAAGTATACAATATCGTGATATTCATCATATTAATTATGACGACAATTGGGAACATCGAGATCTCAAATTTGATGTTACTAAATTATTAGAAGAAAAACGAAAAACTAAATCAAAAATAGACGTAGTTAAAATGGAAAGTCGTTAATAGTATATTATTTACGGTGTAATCCATCATTATTGATGGATTAATGAAATTTATTACACTTGAGATATGAAATAGTTGTTTATTTGTTCGTTCTTGTTTCTATCATATGAACCAAGTATATCTACCCAAGGATCTGGCAAAGAAAACATTGTTTTAAATATATCAGATACTAAAGCTGGATTCATTTCTTCTTGTTCTAATGTTCTGGGAATATATCTATATATAACTTTTTCTCCGCATGCATATGATCTTTTAGTTATATCTATTGTTATTAATATAACACCAATTATTAATAATATAACTATTATAATGTTCATTATATATGATACATATATAATAATATTACAACTAATATTATTATTTTTTAGAATGCATTTTCATATGCAATTGTTTAATTTTCTCTAAATTTTCTTTAATGTTTTTTACTTCAGTAGATTTCTCAATTTTTTCATGTTTAATAATTGGAACTAATTTTTCTTCTAATTTTTCTTCTAATTTTTCTTCTAATTTTTCTTCTAATTTTTCTTCTAATTTTTCTTCTAATTTTTCTTCTAATTTTTTTTCAGTTAGAATTACTTGATTCTCTTCTTTATTCATTTTTACTTCTCCTGTTTTTAATTTATTTAGTATTGCCTTTTTATCGGACAAACGTTTACGCATATTGACTTTGCGTTGTTCGAGGGCTTCTTTACGTTTTTTATCGGGGTTTGCTGATCGAATCATTGCCTCTTTACGTTCTTCCTCTTCTTTGTCATGTTGATCTTTCTGATCTTTATATGCTTTCATCATATCGTTAAGTTGTTCGTTTGCATATACTTGATCAGACACCTTTTCACGATCATTTGGATTTGGACACCATGGTAACCATTTAAATCCATCTCCTACATATACATGAAAATACTTTTTTTTTGTTTCTTTCTCATCATATAATTTTTTAGCGTGTGCACTAGCAAGTTCATATGTAGGAAATGCACCTCTAAATATAAATCCGTTCAAAGGAGAATCCATTTTAATTTCTTCTGGAGACAGGAATGACACACATATATATTCTTGTCCTTTTATTGGAGTATCTTCATGAAGATAATCAATTTTTGTATATTCATTCATTGGTTATAAGAGATAATAATTTTATATTTTTAAGAGTTTAAACGCTATTATAATATTATTATATACTCGGGACAAATTTTATATTCAAATCACCACATACTAATCTCCATATTTTATCATGTGCTTTTAATTTATCTCGACTTTTTAATAATGGAAAATATGCAGCATATTCAGGAATATCACGCATCATAAACTGCTTATTAAAAATATAAGAATAACTAAGAGAATTAGAACGTCCTATTAAATGTATATATCTTCTACTTGAAATTTGTATTTTAACGAATTCGTTTATTAGTTCATTTTCTAGTTTTCTGCTTATCTCAGGTGGCTTTTTGTTACTAAGTTTGCATATAATATAAACGTTATGTTCGTAATATTTCTGCAAGTTTGTCTTTTTCAAAATTTGCTTCATTTTTATAACATCTAATTTATTATAGTTTTTAATTCGATATTTCTTTAATTCGTTAGTTATACTATCAAATACTTCTTTAGGAATATTAACGGATTCTTTTGCTTGAAACTGTGATAACCATTCTCTATAATGATTTAGCGGTTTATATGCATAAGCTGGTTTTTCGGGAGATGGATCTTTATAACTTGGTTTATCGCTTTCTATTATAATTAAATCAACTTCTCCACAAGTGCTACATACATACATACCTTCTGCTTGAACTAATAATTTTTCACTTTTACATTTTTTACACTCTTTAATCGGAGTATATAATTTTTTTGTAGTTGTCATATGATTACTATCTATCAACGCCAAATAATCATCTAATAATATAGATTTATCTCTAATTTTTATCTCGGAACTATTAATATCACTAACCATTGTTTTTGGTTTCTTGTGATGTTCTTCTTTATTTTTTTCTCGACTTCCGCGTTCAGTTGACCCAATAACCATTAAATTCACTTCTGTTAATTCGCTATTTGGTTTAGTGTCGTCAGTACTAAGACAAAAATATTCAAACACTGATATATGATTAATATTTGTTGTCGATGTTTTGTGATGTTGAGTTTGTTTTTTTAATATTTTAATTTTTTCATCGCTATTTCTAGATTTATCATCTTCGTTGTCCAACATTGTATAATATTCTCCTATTAATTCGCCAGTTAACTCAAAATAGTGTAATTTATTATTGTGATTATTTATTTGTTTTATATCATCTTCTAAATTTTCTATTTGATCTTTTAAATATGAACGCCTTTTAATATTATCGTTTGTATAAGTTGATTTATCACAAGTATTTAATTGATGTAATTCTTTTTTGAACAAATTTAAATTNTTGTTTATTAGATCTAGATTATTGTATTGTTCGTTAAATTTAGTAATAACTTCTCTATGCTTTGAATCAAGGGTCGGAACAATGTTAATTTTTTTACATTTTGCTTGTTTGTATTTAAACGACATATATATTGTTAATATTTCTTATATTTTATAATAAAATGAGTTAAATTGTTTTATTATAATTGAACGTTCGTTTTTAATTGACATGTTTAAGTTAAACATATTATACACTTATTCTTTTTGATATATTATATATATGATAAAAACAAATATTATATAGAGTTTTGTATATTTATAATTTTTATCACAAATATAAAATTTATTTTCTCTCGTCAATTATATATACTAAAATGGGTGGTGGTTTAATGCAACTTGTCGCTTATGGTGCCCAAGACGTATATCTTACGGGCAATCCTCAAATCACGTTCTTTAAAGTCGTATATCGTAGACACACTAACTTTTCTATGGAGACTGTAGAACATTCGCTAAATGGTAATCCGCAATTTGGCAATAGAGCCAATGTAACAATCACTCGAAATGGTGATCTTGTTCACAGAATGTATCTACGTATCGTTCTTAATAAAGTAACCGCTTCTGCTGGTCAATTTGCGTGGGTTCGTCGCCTCGGACATGCTCTTCTTGATGAAGTTGAGGTAGAAGTAGGCGGTTCTCGTATTGATCGACAATTTGGTAACTGGCTTAATATCTGGTATGAACTTACTCACACTAATGAGAAAGATCGCGGATATGCTGCGATGATCGGTGACCATGAAGATCTCACGACTCTTGAAGGTTCTCGCGGTGATACTGCTAACACGATTAAAGACGAATACACTTTATTCATTCCTCTTCAATTCTGGTTCAACCGCAACGCTGGTCTTGCTCTTCCTCTGATCGCTCTCCAATATCACGAAGTTCGTCTCTTATTCACGTTCCGTGCTCTTGCTGAATGTGTTGTAATGGACCGCAATTTTACTACGTTAACGTCTAGCGGTGCTAGCATGAAGGAAGTTACTTTATTGGTGGATTATGTATATCTTGATTCTGAAGAACGCCGACGTTTCGCTCAAGTCGGACACGAATATTTGATTGAACAATTACAACACACTAATGCACAATCTGTTACTAATCTTACTGGTCAATATCGCCTTGATTTCAACCATCCTTGCAAGGAAATTATCTGGGCGATGATTAACGGTAACTTCGATTCTGGTAAGTGGTTCCTTGCATACACTCACCTTGATAGCTGGGCTACTGCAATCACTGATGCAGCCGAATCTCTTGCTAGCTCAATGTTTGTATTAAGTGCTTATGATGCTAGCACTGGTGCTCCTGGTGCTGGAGACTGGGTCCAAGTAACTGGTGCAGCTGGCTCAAGCAACACGCTCAATGTTAAGAATGGAACTGGAACTGGTAATATCACGATTACTATTGGTAGTGATGTTGACCTCGTTGGTACGGAGGATGCTAGCGGTAACCCGTTAACTAATCCCACATACGAATTATGGGTTCTCCGCAATGCTCTATTGGAATGCACAAATGTTAATCTTGGTGCTAAACTATCAGCTGTAACGATCAACACAACTGGAGTTACTGTTACAACTCACACTCTTACGATCCGCGATCTCAGCTTCCCTATTAGTGAAATGACTGACACTCGTCTCACGAACTCTGACGTAAAGGTATATCAATGGTTCAATTATGGTTTAATGATTGACGGAACGCTCAACCCAGTCAGCACAGCACTTATCCAACTCAACGGACACGATAGATTCAAGACTCGTGAAGGTGCATATTTCAACTATGTACAACCTGAACAACACCACACTCGTACTCCTGCAGATGGAATCAATGTATATTCGTTTGCTCTTTATCCCGAACAACATCAACCAAGTGGTACGGCTAACTTATCTCGTATTGATAATACACTTTTAACGATTTACTTTGCAGATGCATCAGCAGTTGGAGCTGGTGATTCTCCTTGCACGCTCAATTTCTATAACTCATTATCTAAGATATGGATTTATGCGATAAATTATAACGTTTTGAGAATTATGTCTGGAATGGGCGGCTTAGCATATAGTAATTAGTGGATCACTTACCGCACTTATTTAATATATAATATAATAAAAAGCTTTAGTTTAGATAATTAATATAAATTAATTATCTATGTGTTTAAAATAATTATCTATGTGTTTAAAATAATTTCTAGTTCCGCATTTTTAATTTTAATAATCTCTTCATATTCTTTCTTTTTGTTAATATCATTTTCTTTATATATTTTCTTTTTTAATTTAGATATTGCCGAACGTAAGCAATTGATCTCTTTAAATTTTTTATCTCCATATATTAATTTTTGATTTTGTTTACTTTTAGCAGAACGTTCAGCATTTTGTTTTTTAACTTCATCGCATGTTCTTTTAGTTAATGATACACTTTTTTGTCGTTGTTTCATTTGTTGAATATCGGCTGTTTGTCTTTTATATTCTTTTTTGAATTTTTTGATTTCGCTATTTTCTAATTCCATCTGTTCTATTAATTTATTTACTTTTTTTAATCTGTTTGTATCGGTAATATTATTTAATTTTGTTTTATAATAATAAATAGAATCAATATTGCTTATATATATTTTATAGTTATCTTCACCAAATAATAATTTTTTTGTTTCTTTGGATTCTTTCACTTGCAGTGATTTTGTTTTAGGAATTTTCTTTTTAAATATTTGCGTATCTTGTCCTAATTCTCCAGTTTCATCTTCAACATTTTGTTCATCTAATTCATCTGTATTATCATCTTCACTTTTATCTTCATTATCGAATATATCTTCGTCTATATATTCTTCAGTCCCATTACAAATAATATCAAAACTATCTTCTGTCGTCGTTATAATTTCATCACTGTCTTCTGTAATTCGCCTCTCAAGTATACAAGTATAAAATTTAGTTTCGTATAATTTATTTTCTCTTACATGTTCAGTTATTAATTTACATTTATTTAATATATCTTCCAAATTAAATTCACGCTTAAAATAATTACAACCTCCACAACAAGCTTTTAAATTTTCCTCAATATAACCAATTTTAGAATCAACTCGATCTATTCCGTTTTGATGAGTGTCAGTTATTTTTTTACCACATAAATAACAATCATTTATAATTATTTCGTTAAATTGTTCTTTTGTTATTTCAAAATTAATATTTTTATTTTTTGCACGACATTTATATATTGAATAAGATATATTTTTTCCACTATAATCAAAAAAAGCATCTTGATATAATTGACCATCAATTAAATTATTAAAAACTGCTATATGTTCAGCCTTTTCTATAAATGTTCTATAATCAATCGTATTCTTCATATAATTACACAATTTGCAACAACTTACACAATTATCTTTATTATAATCTTGTTTAGAATCAACTCTATCTATACTGTTAATATTATCAATAAACCCACAATAATGACATTCATTACATATTAATTCGTATGATTCTTCATCTGTCAAATTCCATTGAATATTTTTTTTATTAGCCTCTCTTTTTAATGAAGATAATTTTATTTTTGTACTTTGCTTTGCTCTTTCATAAATTTTTTTATGTTTTATTGGATTATTCATTCGCCATTTTGCCATCGTTTCTGCATTTAATCTTCTATATTCATTTAATCCTAATTTTTCTATTTGACGTAATCTATAATTTATCCAATATCTTACAACTTTATCATAATTTTTAATTTTCCATTCTTTTTTCCATTTCTTCCTTGCTTCAGTTTCTTTTCGTTTTCTCAATGGTCTTCGTTTTTCATATTCTCTTTGTTTATTAAAGCAATACAAACATCTCATAGCCTCTTTAAATTGTTTTGTTTTAAACATTTCAAATTCATCCCCACATTTTAAACAAATTAAAGTATAATCTTTATTAGCAATCTGTTGTAAATTATAAATTTTTCTTTTTTGTAATCTTTCCTTCGCTGATATATTAGCAAGTTCATTACATTTATCACATATAATATTGGAATCAATTGGAACTGTATTTTTGCAACCATAATGTGATGGACATGGTTTTAATCCCTGTTTTGCAAGTTCTTGTCTTTTAATTTCTTTATTATAATGTTCTGTACAATAATTAACACCATCTAAAGTTTTTGTATATGGATGGATACATCTCTTTTTATATTGTGTGATTGCTTCACATGGTGGATTTGGTTTTTCTTTTTTTGCCTTACGTTCTTTTGTTATTGTTCTACCCTCTTGAAATTTGGTCGTTAATTTCTTACAAAATTCATTATTATCTTTATGATGTACCTTTTCACATTTTGTACATTGAACTAAAAATGGTAATATTTCATCTACTATTTTAAAATTATATTTTTTTAATTCATCTAATATATGCAAATGACGCTTACATACTCCATCTTGCTTAATGTTTTGTAATCCATTCGTATTTTTCTTTCTATGAAAATGTAAATCTACTTTACATTTATTAGATAAATTTTTTTGTATTTTTGGTTCTTTTTTTCTTTTATTAGATTCTTTTTGACATATTACACATTTTTTACCTATATATTTATATTTATGATGTCTCCAACAATAATCTAAATTAATTAAATCTGGAAAATCAATTATATATTCATGATACTTAAAACAAAAACCATTTATGTCAAGTGGTCCTTTAATTTTACATGGTTTTCTAATATCTTCTTTTCTATTAGATTCGTCTTTAGAAAATCCCTTACACACATTCATAACTAACTATATGCCTTATATTATTTTAAACCTTATATATTCAATTTTTTAAAAAAATTGAACAAATTATAATTTATTAATATATGCATAAAGTGTTTTATTTGTTATGAGTGATACAGATAGTTCTATAAACGATACAACAGATGAATTCGTTCATGGTTTTGATGTGTGTGCCGATGAATTTGGCAGATATACATATTTTAGAGAAAAAGATTGTTTTGGTGATACAGTTTTTATTATAAAACAATTAGCTGATATTTATAGAATTTTATCGCAACATGATATTCATATTTTAAATGATAGTCCTAATTGCAATCTTATTGATGGTGATGGTAATATATGGCTATGTTTCTTTACAGATGGATATAAATGTCTTCTACGAACATTTTATAAAAACAAACAAATTATAAATTTTATTGAAGAATATACAAATAATATTACAATCCCAGAAATTGATTATGATGATACAGATGAGATTAATTTTAAAATAAATATACGCATTCCTTTTAGATTAAAAAATGAATTTGAAACTATGCTAATCAAACATTTTAACACAAAAACAATAGATAAAATATTAGATGATAATTATAAATGGTGGCAATCTGATAAAACAAATTATGACGAACATTCATTAAAACAAGCATTATGTTCAAATTGCAAGAATACAAAAGAAGATATTATTAAAACAAATAACTATTCAAATAAAATAGTTAATATTAATAAATATGTTATTACAACTAGCTCACAAAATAATAAATCTGAAGAAAAAACAAATAAATGTTTAGGTTATTTATTAAATTATAATGGAGTTGATATTGAAGAATTTGAAAAATTAAATCAAGTTGGATATTATCAACATTCTTATATTGAATTTATTACAAATGAAACTAATATGAACAAAATTTGGAATAAGCTAAAAGACAGTACAAAGATTGGAATGTTCAAATGGAATTCAAAAGAAAAAATAAATAATAAGGTTGGTAATAAAATGTTAGTTAATAATATTATTTTAGCTACATACATTAAAATGAATAAAAAATTTAAAACTAATAACGGAATGACTAATACTTTAATTCAACAAGAATTTAGTTTTAACGACAAACTACACAAAGAACATTCTATTAGTGTTAACAATGTCAATGGTATATCCTGGTCCATGATGTTAATTGCTAAAAAACACAATTATAGTATAGAGCATATGTTTGACCATATTATTAATGCTTGTAAATAAATCTAATTATTATTAATTGGATTTATCCTAATAATACATATATATAATTAATATCACTTACTATTCCTTCACCCCATTCTGAATTATATATAACCTTTTTTATATGTTTATTTTTTCGAAATTTATATATTAATTTTTGTTCTAAATGAATCGTCTTTTTTTAGTTGGTACTTTACATAAAATATATATATTTTCTATTTGTTTTTCTGTTATATGTTTTATTTAATCTTTCATCTGAATTATCGGTTGCTCCTATATAAAATGGTTTTGTTTTTTTTTAATTTTATACACAAAAATTATATGATGTCGTTATTTTATCATAATCTCTTTGTTTTGTATAATGAACTGGCATTTAATATATGTATAATGAACTGGCATTTAATATATGTATATATCAAATGCATTCTTTATAATAAATTAAATTATTTTTTTCTAAATAATTATCTAATCTTTTTTGTTCTATAATACGTTAGGCATTTGTATAAAAATATTGCTTTTGCTTCATATTCTTTATTTATATTTAATATACCAATTTTATTATATATATCTTCAACGATCTTTTTTTTGTTTATTTAGTTTTTTTATATCATATAAAAATTG